TTCAACAGATGGAGTAAGCGAAAACAACGCTACAACCGCGTATGCGGCCTTGGTAGCTAATCTATGGTCGAATACAGCGGCAGTTACTTCATTGAGTTTATTTCCCGATGTTGGTAACTGGACTCAATACTCAACAGCTTATCTATACGGCATCAAAAACTCATAAGGAGAAACAATGACAAATCCAAAACGCATAGAAGTAAACTGCGAGACAGGCGAGACACTAGAGATAGAGCTCACCGATGCAGAAGTACTACAACTAGAGGCCGCTGCCGCTGCACACTTAGCAGATGAGGCAGAGCGCAAGCAAGAGGCAGCCGATAAGGCCGCAGCTCGTAAGGTAATTACTGATCGCCTGGGGCTAAGCGCCGATGAAGTAGCCCTACTACTGGGATGAGCCTTACAAGCTACAACGGCTATCCGGCATCTAAAGATCCGGATGAGATTAACATTAAGTCATACCCGGTAAAGGGTACGGATCGTAAGCTACGGTGCGCTGCAAGCGTAGGCCCACTACTAGCCGGGTTTGCCGCTGAGTTTCACGAGCTAATCGAGCCGATCGATGAGGGCACTTTCGATGACTGGGGCTACGCCTTTCGTATGGTGCGAGGCTCTACTGATCGCCTGTCATGCCACAGCTCGGGAACAGCTATAGATCTGAACGCTACAAAACATCCTCTTGGAAAGTTTGACACTTTCCCGGCCGAGAAAATACCTATGATCCGGGCCCTTGCTAAAAAGTACGGCCTCAAGTGGGGCGGGGACTTTAAGAGCAGACCCGATGATATGCATTTCGAGGTTGAAGTTAAACCGGCAAAAGCCAAGGAACTAATAACTAAGTTAGGACTATAACAATGAATAGAAAACAAATTAAAGCCGCTGCTAAATCATATGCTCGCGCATCAATCGCAGCTGTAGCAGCTCTTTATATGTCAGGTGTGACAGATCCAAAAACACTAGCTAATGCTTTTATCGCTGGCCTAATTGGCCCACTACTAAAGGCTGTACAGCCTAGCGAGAAGCAATACGGTATAGGCGCACGATGATCCAAGCTCTGATAGGGGTTATTGTGGGGACAATGCTCCTATCAGGGTGCGGCTATCAAGGTTGGGTACGTTATCCATGCCAGGAGTTTGAGAACTGGGAAAAGCCCGAGTGCCAGCCTCCACAATGCGAGCCCCTTGGACTATGTACAAAAGATCTATTTGAGGAGGGTTTAATCGATGGCACGGCGTAGGTTTACAGCTGAGGAATTACACGCCCGGCTCATCGTTACGATCGGCATAATCTTGGCTATCGTTTTTGCCGTCTCTGTAGTCTCCATGCTTTACGCCTTGCTCTTTATTACTCAGCCAATGAAGCAAGCGCCCAACGATGCAGCCTTTATAGATCTCGTATCAACGCTGACCGTGTTTCTCACCGGTACGCTGGCAGGAATCGTTAGCGCCAATGGATTAAAGACTAAACCTAAGGTAGAGCCTTTGACTAGCGACACGCCAATAGAGCCTACGCTTTGATTTCTGACAATTAGCCCTCATACTGATACTACAACGCTGAGAGGGCTACTCGGTTGGTAGCTTGATCGGCCTTAACAAAGGGCGAATAATGAATAGTTTAGACATCTTAATAGGCTTATTTGTATGTTCAATAGGCTTTCTTTTAGTAGTAGCCGGATACTCAATTGGCTTTAGGCAAGGCCATGGCGAGGGTTTTATACGAGGCCGGTCAATAGCAAGAGCTCTTAAAGACAAGGAGCTAATCTAATGAGTTTTCTAGACGGCTATGAATTAGCCAATGACACAATCATCCGCTTTAGAAAAGAATTTCCAAGCGGCCGGATTATCACTTCTATCCATGATGCAGAGTTATCCGAGGGTTGGGTATTAGTAAAGACAGAAATCTATAGAGAGTTTGAGGATCTCGTACCTAGCGCCGTTGATTTTGCTTATGGCAACGTGGCCACCTATCCGCAAAACATGAAAAAATGGTTTGTTGAGGATACGGTTACAAGTTGCATATCAAGAGCTATAAAGCTCCTATCCCCTAGCAGCTCTAGGCCCTCTCGTGAGGATATGGCCCGGGTTGAATATGAAGCTACTCCTAAGGCATCTGATCCGTGGGCCACTATGACAGTTACACAAACTGCCCATGACACCGGCACTACTGCATTAGCTACAGCTATAGATACAGTTAAAGGTGAACTAGAGGGTCAGAGTATCCCTCAAACTCCTGTATGTAAGCACGGCCGTATGGTATTTAAGTCAGGCGTATCAGCCAAGACTCAAAAAAAATATGAGGGCTATACCTGCCCTAGTGCCAATCGTGACGATCAATGTAAGCCGGTGTGGCTGTAATGGGCGAGCTAACATTTATTAAAGATGGATATGCCACTACTATTCACGATGACGGTACAACTACTACCACCGTGCTCGATCAATGCGATGAGTGTTTTAACTGGGAGCCACAAGCTGGGGGCTTATCTATCACCGATGTAGGACGTGCGGCAGTCATATGGATATGCGCCAAGTGCAGACACAAGTGATAGATCGCGTAATCCTTGATAGGTCTCAGGAGATTACGGCTCACCGTACCGCTTTAGAGCGGGCCGCTGTTATGAGCGATGATTGGTTTAGGCTCTACGGCCAAAAACTTAACTATCACGAGATGATCGCTCAACACGCAGAATCCGTAGGAGCTGAGATCGCTGTTGCTGAATACTTTGGCATTAGAGGTTTTATACCCTCGATCAATACGTTCAAGTCTGAGGCAGATGTAGATCTACCTAATGAGGCACGTGTAGAGGTTAAACACACCAAGTATGCCAATGGTCATTTAATCTTGCAGGAGTCTCAGCGCTCGCGCCCTAATGACGTATGCATACTCGTATTTGGCCGCTCCCCTGTCTATCAGCTACTCGGATGGATGCCGGCCCATATGGCTATGATGCCTAGATACAGGCACTCCCAACAGGCTAACTATTGGGTCAATCACCGAGATCTATTTGAGATGCGCTACCTAAGGAAGTCTAACTATGGCGATACACCGCTATAACTGCCGGATATGTAAGACGGTACAAGACCATAAAGAGCTAACCGAGTTTGATCTGTTGCCTCCCTATGTCATATGTGGTCAATGCCTGGGATGTGGCGTTGTAGGCATACAGATGGTGGAGCAGATAGATGCCTAAATACGAGTTTGAGTGTGTTAGCTGCAACGTGCGATATGAGCTAGAGCAACCTATTACAGAGAGCGGTGCTCCCCTATGTTGCGGCCTACATATGAGGCAGATCTATCACGCGCCCGGTATTTCGTTTAAGGGTACGGGATGGGGCCATCAATGACACGCCCAAGATCACGCACAATGTTAAATATATTTGACATGGGGGTGTATCGTGGACACTCACAGCACCGGGAGAATTTGACTCCCAATAGAGAGACTCACTCATACCCTCTAATAACTCGATGTAAATCGCATACTCGCTTGTTAATCGTGCTGTTAATGCTTCTACAACTGGCCACACCTATGCCCTCTTTCGGGAGCAATTACTCAGCTGATGCCTTACGTGTATATGCACACTCTCGTATAGTCATATGGTCTGAGTTTAAGTGCTTTGAGACAATCATCCATAAAGAGAGTAGATGGAACTACAAGGCACGTAATGGTTCACACTATGGTCTAGGTCAGATGCGATCTAAGTACTATCAATCAAGAGATCCATTTACTCAGATAGATTTAACTATTGCTTATACTCTTAAGCGTTACTCAACTATGTGTAAAGCTCTTGCGTTTCATAAAAGAAACAATTATTACTGATGGTTAGAGGTAGCTACGATCCTAGGCTTAGTAAAAAGTACAAAAAGCAACGCCTCATTGTGTTAGCTCGTGATGGTTATGTGTGTACATACTGTGGGCAGGATGCAGATACAGTCGATCACATCGTTAGCCTCAAGGGTGGAGGCGATCCAATAGCCCTGGATAATATGGTTGCATGTTGTAAGCGCTGCAATAGCTCTAAAGGATCACGCTCACAGGGAGTTTTTTTAGCACAACAGGCTACCCCCCTTGCCTTT